TCCCCGTTAAATTGTAAATTCATTGTGCCATTTATTTTGCCAGTTGTGCGAAGTTGTAAATGCGTAAAGCCCGAAGGAATCGAAGTAAAACTAAAGTTATTAGAACCGCTTATGTTTATGGTTGCAATAGACTCAAAAGAGTTTGAGGCGGCTGGGGCAGCCCCTTCTCCTAAGAATCCGGCAATAGCATTACCTATCATTAGGCGATAGCACCCACGATTACCCAGTTATTTGCAGAAATTTTCAAACACGCGGCGCTCTTGTATTGGGCCAAGGTAGGCGAAGCACTGGTAGCCCCGGCACTTGCCAAAGTTGTTGTGCCCGGCGTTACGGCAGATATTGTGCAAACACCCACACCAATATTTAAAATAGTTAAAACTGTGCCAGTTGGATAGGCAACGCTGGCATCGGTAGGAATTTTAAATGCAATAGCAGTTGCCTTATTCATAACTATCAAGCTTTGATAAGAGTCTGCTAATACACCCGTGTAATCGGCGGTCTTGGTGCTAACGTCGAATTGAACTAGCGCGTTCATGTCGGCGGCAGAAAGCACGTCGCCAGTGCTATAAGCAAAGCCAGTAATTCCCATTTTTATCTCCTATCAGTAAGCCAAAACGGATAGGCGGTTTGGATCGCCTATAACCCCGTAGATGGTTGAGTCTAAAATAAACGAACCTACAATTGGTTCGCTAGTAGTGATTACGACATTCCAAGTGTTGGGCGTAATTTCATGGTCTACGCCCATTACCTGCAAGGTCTTTGTTATGGTCGAATAGCCAGCCCCAGTGGACTGGGCTTCATTGGTTATTTGAACTGTGTGAAAATAGTCCAGGCTAAGGCCAGCAATAATGCCGTCGTTATAGTCTGGCGTCGATAAATCTAGGCGGATGCTATCGATGCGGATACTTGTAAAAGCCCTGGTGGCGACGTAGTTCCGGGCAATATTTAGGGCATCGGTGTCGGTTTGGGCCAATACATTCTGTTGGGTTAGGGTGTGTGGAAAATAGGTAGCGATGGAGTCCGCGTCAAAAACCGACTGAACGACGCCGCCAATATTTTGGATGCTTGCTTCATTGATAATAAGTTTGTCATCCAGCGCAAAGGTAATCCCGTTATAACCTATGGCACTGCCGTCATTATTAAAGATAGTTGGGTTTTGACCAGATAGCGCCATGAGTTCGCGGCGGCTTCTAAATATGGCAGAACCCTGGGTGGTCAAATAGAAAGCGCCCTGTTCCGTGAACTCCACCATTTGCAAAGCTTGAAGGGCAGTTCTATTAGTCCCCGGATCATCTTGGCAAATTGTTTCATAGCCGCCAGTTGTAATAAGGCGCATTGAGTTTGGCCAGTCGATGGTGTCTAGGATTTTGTCAATTCTTGTTCCCGTATCTTGTCCATCTGCCGCCCCAGTAACTGCGGCAATATTGGCAAGGTTGAATAGGCGAAAGGCGTCGGTGCACTCCAAATCGACATAACCAATTACCTGGTCTGCTTTAGGGTAAGAATAATTGTAAGCCTGGGTGTAACCGCTAAAAATGTAATATTCGATGCCTTCATAAACCGCACTGATTTGAACCTTGCGTAAAGGTAAGAGTTTTCCAAATAGTGGACTTAAAGTATTTTGGGGGTTCCACGTGCCGTCTGGATCTAATACGCGAACCGATGCAGTAGATAATTCAAAGTTATCTTGAATTAAGTTAAATCCACCTTTAGTGCTGATTTTTATTACTTGGTCTGAAACGTCTATTACATCTGCCGCATTATCCGCCAAGACATTTGTTCCCAATATTCCATGCTCGGTAGAATCCAGGGTAAAAGGGTAGCCAAAAACTGGCCCGTCGGTAAAATTTACTGTTACTTTTATTTGCGGTAGGTAAGCCACTAGAAGCCAGTTCCACCAGGGTATTTATTTATTCGACTAGTTCCTACCACAATTCCAGAAGCGGTTTCGTTTTGTTGGCCACTTGTAACGACTGTGGTTAAATCTTTAGGATCAATTAAAACATTTACTGTTACTGGATTTGTATTAGATAGCGCACCAGTGCTTGGATTTCTACGCATGAAATCATCTACGTATCCAGTTCCGGCGGAAGTGTTTCCCAGACTGCTATCTATTAAAGAATTTAAAAAATCTTCAATTTCTTTAGTGTTTAAATCAAAAGAAGGGTCAATTTCATCTATCAAGGCCGCGGCATAGTCAGCCGCTAGCATTTGAGAACCTGTAAGTTTTACACCGCTTATTTTGGCTAATTCGTTTTGTAGGGCAATTAGGCTATTTATAACATCGGCAATAGATGAGTTCCAACCAGATAGGGGATCTAGGGCGCCAAGGGCTATTGCATCCAATTGGGTCTTAATAATCTTTTGAGATAACCTTAAAGCGGCGTCAGAATTCTCATTTAAAAGCGCCTGTTGCAAAAGCAAACGATCTCTATCAGCGCTAGTTATATCCCTGGTCAAAGCCGCAAGAATTTGCGCCTGGTCAATATCTAATACCTTACCTGCGGCATTTAATATTGCATTAGCCTTCTCGGTTTTAAGTTTATCTGCGGCGGCTTTAGCGCCTTTCTTAGCCGCGTCTGCCTTCTTCTTTTCTTCTTTGGCTAACTTTTTGGCTATTTCCAAGGCTTTCTTATCCTGCGCTAATTTGGCATAACCAATTTGTGCTGGCTCTGGCGATGCACCCATAAAGCTTGCAGAAAGTTCGCGTTGTGTTTTTCCTATGTCATTAAGAATTGTTAGCCATGAGCCAAGGACTGGAATATTTTGAACTGTCCCTGCGCCTGTAAATTTCTGGAAAAATGATTCAATAGGTTTTAATTTGGCGGCTACTATGCCAAGGCCCCGAATTATGTCGGCAATATAAAGGCTTGCATCTTTCAACGAGTCCGCAAATTGTGTAGCCGAACCATCTGGCCCAATTAAAGTAGTAAAAGCATCTACGAAACCTTTGCCAATAGTTTCTTGCACATCTTCAAAAGCGGCTTTAAGTATTCGTAATTGTCCAGCATAAGTATCAGCCGCCGCCGCGGCAGAACCACCAAAGTTTTTATTTAACTTATCTTGAATAGCGTTAAAATCGCCTGCCGCTATTTCGGCTTTAGATATGCCAGCCCCTAATCTTCCTACCGCAGTGTAATTTCCTAGGTATGCCCTACTTAGCGCCGTTGATACCGCACCTAAACTTTTTCCAGTTGCCTGGCTGACATCTAACGCAGTGTTTAATAAGTCTTGTGCCTTTGTATAGTCCCCGGTGGCGACGGCTAAAGATTGAAATGCCGGGCGCAGTTGATCGTCTAGAACTCCAGTAGTGTCTTGCAATTCCTGAATGTATTTAGATAGCACGCCAGCATCGAAATAAATGCCAAGGTTTGTAAGGGTTTTTTCTAATTGTTTGGCCGCCGCATCGTCGGCTAAAAATGCCTTAACGGATCTACGGCTAAATTCTTCAATAGCCGCGACGCTTACAACGCGGCCAATACTTTTGGCTAATTTGTTAAATGACGTTTCGGCTTGTTTTACGCTCTTAGTTCCAGTGAACTGCGTAATAATGTCAATAAAAACCTTAGATGTATTAGTTGCCATTATGCGGCCTTAGAAGAATAAGAACGATATTTGCTATTGGTTACATATCTAGCAAACTTTTCGGTTGTTGAATCTATGGCCTGTAAAACGGCTTTGGTAGCCTTCTGGTTATCTTCATACCAAGCCCGGTAAATCAAACGGCCACGCAATTTGCCATCGCCTTTTAATGGCGAATTAGTGTTAAGGGCCAAGTTAAAATGATAGCCAGCATTTGGGTTACTAGATTTAGATCGTTCCGAGCCGCCAAAATTTAAGCGCCCGGCGGTTTCGTAAATGCTACCTGCTCTGCTTTCGTTCACAATTCTGTAAAGGGCCGTGAAACCTTTTAAGTTTGGCCGTGATTTACGCACTGAATACTTAATGCCAGCACGCACTTCGCTAGCATTATATTTTGGAAATGTGCCTATTCTAAATGCTGAATTGCCAGCGCTGATTGCTTTGCCGCGGCCGCTAAAAGTCCAGCCAGATAGGCCAGGAATTCTAGAAGTAGCGTAAGAACGGGCAGTTTTGACTACTGGCTTTAAAATAGAACGCACGTTTTTGGTCAGTTCTTTATCTAAATCTGGTGCCAATTGGCGCATGGCTTTGCGGACTTCCACCAGCCCTTTAACTTTTACTGGCACGCTTCACCGCCTTCGCTCTATCGCTTAAAACCATAAGCATCGCATCTATCATTCTTCGATCTAATGCAAGTAAGTCATTTGGCGCAATTCCTGTTTCTACTGCCAGTGCGGCAATTAGGTAAGTTACGGAATTACGCTCTATTCGTTTGGGGCTTCGTCGTCTACTATCTCTACTTTTTCAAGTGAGTCGATAAACTCGGCGCCGAAAGTTTTAATGGTGCCCCATTCTGGATTTCGGCGGCAAGCCTCCCAGGCAAGAAAAAAAACATCTGTCTGCTTTTGTTCTGTGGTGAACGCTTTAGCGAACCCCATGCCCTTCCAAATTTCAAACGCATACTCGATGCTAGGGGTTATCTTTTGTTCAATAACCTTGCCATCTATTTTAGTTATTTTTATCCTTGCCATTTTGCACCCTTTTCTTTAGTTAGTTTTTACCAAGTTCCAGAAGTTGTTTGAACGATTGTGCTATTGCAGGTAAAGGACAGGCTAGAACTAGACATTTCACCAGCGGCACCAGCGATTGGTGTTAGGTTATTTATCAAGATTGAAACTGTATATAGCGGATTGGTTGCGCTAATAGTAGTTCCTGGCCCTGGCACAAGCTTTGCGGTTACTGTTGTATAAATTGCGCTTTGAAGTGTTGCGCATACGTTTGACGCGGCAAAGTCGTTTAGAAATTCCAAATCTAACGTGCCAGTTTGGAGCCCGGCTACATATTTTCTGGATGAGTCGCCAAGTGCAGTAATTTCCAATTCGTCTGCGGATTGGGTCAAAGTTGCGCTTGTAACGTGATCTGTAATATCTATTGCATTGATTTTAACGGATGCGGCGTTTAGGAATACGGCCATTTAGTTTTCCTCTACTTTCTGTGCTGGTTGGGATTTTTCGGTTTCTGGTAATTGGCCGATCTTCTTCAAGAAAGCCAAATTTTCTGCGGTTGTGTCTGACATTTTTAACTCCATTCGGTAACGATTGAAACGGATAACTCTGCGCTTAACATCTGGCCCTGCTCTAGTCCAAGCACCATAGGCGCTGACATATTGCTTACCCGATAGTTAAGATTTGAGTCTGCTAATTTATTTACTACTGCCACCATAAATTCTTCTATGTCTGCCAAGTTGCCCTGGTTATCAAACATCGGAACGACCATAACAATTTTAAAATTTGCAGTTGGCCCTACTGTGTCGTATTTATTATTCGAAAAAGTTAAATATTCGTCGTCGGGTTGAATATAAACACTGTTGGCAATAGGACTTGTCGGTGGAAATGAGAAAATTGACCAAACCGACGCGTTAGTTAAAGCGGCGGCCAAGGTGGCACGAAGGGCTGTAACGGCAACCATTTCTAACCAACCATTGACCGGGGCGATGTATAGGGCGCAATAAGGCCCCTGATTTTCGCCATTAAGGAATTCGACATGCGCCAAGGCGAAATACTGCCATCTAAGGCCATTCCGTTATTTTGGCTGGACTGTCTGGCTTGCCATATTTCAGACGCCAGAATCAGCGCGGCTTGGCGTATAGCACCAGTAGCGGCGTATCCAGTGCTTTTGGTGTCTACTCCCAAAGCTTTGCCATACGGAACTATTTGGTGGTAATTGTCGTTTGCATTTGTTTTTGCAAATTGAATGATTGAATAACCCAAAGGAAAAATGCCCTGGGTATAAGGAAAATTAAAAAGCGAAGGAAATGTAGTAGAACCATTTGTAAATGGCCAAGTAGATGTAATTACTTTAGATCCATTATAAATGGTGCCGCAGTTACTAATCGTAATTGTCTGACCAGTTACGAATGATAGGGGCGCCGCTATAACCAAAGTGGCTACGTTGTTTTGCAAGCCAGCGCCTACAACCGGATAAGAGTCAAACCAAAGAAATTCATTTAATAAATCTTCTGCGGTTTGGCAAACTGTTTCTACGGCATCGGTCGCGTCGTAAAGGGTGCCGATACCTAAGTTAGTTTTTAACTCTGCGGCAGTTACATAAGTGGCAGCCATGCGCGATTCCTTTCGTAGTTAGACCGATACTCCCCAAGGGCACTAGGGGAGTAACGGCATCTATTGGTTTGCCCTATTTATCAGGTTAGGTTGAAGGTTCTAATTCCGCGTGTCATTGTTACAAGTGGTGCCATGAAGCCGTAA